ATTCTTCTGTTAGGTCTCAATGCAAAAAATGGTGTACTCTCAACCATCTTATCATAATCAGCTGATGAAAACTCTCCTTGGTCACTCATTGATATTGCAGATATGTCTGTCAAAGAACTCTGTACTAATTCTTGATTTGTAGTTATTGCGTTCTGCAACAACATTTGATCTGTTTGCAACTTAGCTTGTTCTTGTGCTAATATTAAAGCCTTTGCAATATCTTTTGCATCATCTTTACTAGCATTGTACTGTTGTAGGGACTGTACAAGATTTGATAATGATGTAATTACTTTTGAACTATAAGACATTTCTTACTCCTTTTAACTTAAATTATTACTAATACCATATGTGTCTAATATATTATAGTTTCTACCTGTATATACAGATAACTCTAACATACTATTTTGTATATCTCTTAACTCAGATTCTCTTCTTTGTGCTTCACCAAATCTATCTTGCTGTGCTGCTAAAGACATACTCGCACCTTGTGAAGCTATTCCAGCTGCCATATCTTCTCTTAATTGATTAGCTGAACCAGAACCATATAGTCCACCCATTCCAATATTTGATTCTAATGACCTCATATTACCTGCTGCTTCTCTAGAAAAACTTTCACTTTGTATTCCAATGTTTTGATTAATAAAACCTTGCCTTACTCCAGAACGTTCATCTGCACGTTTAGCTGCAACACGTAAATCTGACTGTCCTTGTATAGCCATTTTTTTTGTTGCCGCTCTATCAGAAGCTGCTCTATCTCTTTCTGACTTATTAACAAAAGCACCATATGCCATTGAACCACCAGATAATAACATACTAGCTTTATTTAAAGCAGTTGCTCCTTTAAATCCAGCAGCTAATGCTTTTATACCACCAATTATTGCTCCTCCAAATATAGGCATTACTCCTCCCCGTCTTTAAATGGTTGAAACTTTAAACCTAAATCTTCTGCTATATCAAATAAATCAAATGACTTTGCTATCTCTGCTTGTGCTGCATTTTTAGCTGCTTGCTTTTGTGCTTCCATATCTTTTACAAAATCAGGATCAGGTGTTGTTGGTGCTCCATATAACTCACCTGGTTGCCCTGTCCCTCTTAAGGTAGGGTCTTGTTCTCCCTGAAACATAATATCATCTCTTAATTTTGCATCAACTTCAGCTTGTTGTGCTGCCATCTCAGCTGCAAAATCTGGATCTGGTTTATCTGGTGCACCTAATACTTCATTTTCTCCTGCTATCTGTGCTGCTGATTTCTTTTTATCTTGTGCCATTATACACTCTCCTTAATATTCTCTATTGCTTCTACAAAATCTTTTACTCTTACTGGTGTTTGTTTGTACCAATCAGAGTATTCTGGCTCACCAGGTTTCTTATATGTTATTTCTGCTATAGCCAAATCATAATCTTTATGACATAATGCATGCCATGTCTTAGGAAACTTTCTAAACCATTTAGTACCAAGTTGAAAGTTAACAGACGTTAATGAAATCTTAAAATCTTTATCATAAATATTTAATATTTTACATTGTTCATTACAAGCTTCTAAAGATTTCTCTATATCTTTTTCATACCAATCTTTAATTAAACTTTCTTTTAATATAGAATCTACAGGATATTTTTTCTTTTCATCTGCACTAAGTAAATGTCCTATACCACCAGTAGGTTTACCAAGAGTATCTAAATATACTACATCTTTATAACCTTCTCTTAACTTTATATGTTCATAAAGCTTTTGTTTAAATGATTTATTTTTAATATTTAAAAACATTAGTTGTTACCATAAGGATTAAAGAACGGATTGAACTTACCTACTTGATCTCCTGGTGCTGAGCTAGTAGAATTAGAAACAGGTCCAGCGTCTTGGTATTGTATTTTATTTCCACTGCCATCAACTGTAGTTAATGTTGTTCCTTGTAAATATTGATTATACAAACTTTCTATTCCACTTGTATCTAAACCTTGTGCTTTCATTTGTGCTATCCCATAACCAAATATATCTATAGCACCCATGTTCGCATCTCCAATAGCTTCTCTATATGCTTCTACTTCATCTTGTATTATCTCTTTCTGAGTTCTAGTGTCAAAAGCATTCTGAACACCTTTTCCAACTTCTCTAACTGCAGTTCCTGTTAAAACACCTGATGTCATATCATCTATAAAACCTGCTAATCCGCCACTATATCCCAATGGTCCGTCTTGAAGCTCTTGATCTAACTGTTCTTGTTCTTGTTGTTCTGCAAAAGTTCTTACCATTGTCAAAATATTACTTGCTTCTGTTGCCATTATTCAACCTCCTGTAATTCTGTTTTCATCCACCTGCCACCTACTTTAATATATAAAAATTCTTTATCAACTTCTTGTACAACTTTTCTATCACCATCTACACCTTCTTGATTAATAGGTCTATCTATAGTAGTCTTTATTGGTGTTTCATATTGTTGTTCTATTTCTTGTATCTTACTTCTACCTGTAATACTTGCTATAGTATTTAATATTCTTTCTTTTCTTTTCATTATGTTAGTACCTTTTGTCTAAAAACTATAGATATTTCATCTATTTCAAAATCGTTCGATACGATACTTGTAGCAGCTAACTCTATACCCATGCTAAGTAAGTTGTTGAAAGTGTCGCTAAGGGGCAATTTAAGCGTTTTAAAAGCACCATTAGAGTCCTGCAATGCACTTATGGTTGTTACTGTTAAGTCTGTATTGTCTTTTCTAGTACCAAATCCTTTTACCATAATATTAGATGCATTCTGTCCTGTGTAACGAATATATAAAGCACTAAAGTTTTTGCTTGCACTAGGCGTACCCATTTCATATTCTTTTGTTTTTAATAAAGTACCAGTACTAATAGTAGTAACTCCACGACTAAACTTTTTCAAACTTATTGTAGCTGTACCTCCACCTTCTACTGGATTAGGTTCAAAGAAATATAAATCACCATCATTAAAATTAACCATGTTAGTTATAGTACCAACACCCATAGTTCTACTTCTCCAAGATTCTGATTTCAAATCATAGATCAATGTTTTTACTCCAGTTCTTAAAAATAAAAGTTCTTTACTTTCAGGTAAATATCCTAACGTCATATCATCATGATAATAATCTCCAGACCAATTAGCTAATTTAGATTGTCCGTTTGCACCCAATGTTATATCTATAACTGTTTCACCATTAAATAAATACGCTCCATATTCATTAAACCAAGCAACAAAGCCATCACCTTTTGTTACATGGTAATCTTTTTTACAACCTTTAAAATTAAATGATGCTTCCAAAAACTCTATATCTCTTGAAACATTTATAATAAATAAATTTCTTTCTTTAAATTGTAATAATTTATTTCCCAAAGATTCTAACTTTACTATGCTATCACCATCTTCTACTTCAACATCTATAAAAGAATTTTCTGGAAAAATATCAAACTTATTAGGTAGTGATTTTAAAACTCTATCTGATTTAGTTATCAACTCTCCATCTGCATTTTCATATTGTACATTACCAACATACAATCTTCTATTTAAAATAGTGCTTGTTTTAAAACCTGTATTTGCTGGACCTATAACAGAACCTTTATCTATCAAACTAGGTTCTACTGTTTTTAACTCTGTTATTTCAAAAGGTTGTGCATATGAAGTATTACTATACAAACTACCTGGGTATTCAAATTGTAATTCACTATTAATTGTTACAGTATTTAAAAACGAATAAGAATCAGAACCTGCATAACGCACACCTTCTTCAAAATCTACTTCAGCAAATAAATATTTAGGACCTAATGTACCTGTATTAATCTCTCCATCAGCTCCAGATACTATATCAATATCAGTTACGTGGGCCCAATATAATTTAAACCCTGAATAATTTTTTTCTCTACCACCCATTCTACCTAATAATCCAAAATATAAATTTTGTTTTTTACTAGAAGTTGCACTCTGATCTATGTGTCCTATATGTATTGATTCTGATTCTTGTTTATTACCATTAAAATCTTTATAAACTTTAGAAGCAAATAATACATATCTTGTTCCTGGTATAACATCTATACTAGAGCCTGTGTCTGCAAGATCATCTCCTGAAAAACCAATAAATACACCCATACCACCTTCATTATCATCAGTATAAGGATTACCACTACCAGAATTATCCCAATTATCTAAAAGTTGTTCAGCAGCATCTGCACTTAAACCAAATCGTGTTGGATTCGAACTGTCATCAGCTGTTGCTGGAAACATAAATACTTCTGAACCATTACCTGGTGTATGAAATCCATTAGTAAAACCATCAGCTAATGAATTATACATTTCATCTGGTTTGTATTTAGCAACATTAGACCTACCTCTTATTGGTGCTATATATAAATCATTTGTAGAAAAACTACCAGTATCTTCATGGTCTATAGCAGTATCACTACCACCTAATCTTCTAACAAATTTATGAAAAGCAAATATAGTTGGTTTGTTTGTACCAACAGAAGTTCCAAATTCTGGTACTACTCTTATAGCACCATCAATATTATACATCTGTACTTTTTTGCCAGCAGTATCACCATAATCTA